ATTCATCGCTTTCAACAATTTTTTAATATCGTCAAGATTTAATTCTGGTTTTCTAGCAGCCATGTTTAGAAACCAGTATCGTCACGGAACTTACGGCGACGCTGCATAGCAGCACGCTTCTCAGCACCACCCTTAGCACTCTTAATAGCAGCATCTAACTCTGCGGCTTTTGCTTTCTTAGAAGCATTACCCTTCTTGCGTTGGGCACCAGCCATGCGACCCTGACGGTCTGCTGCTGCAGCCTTCTTCTTGCCCATAGGAATTTCCTTACCCCCACGAGTCTTAGAACCCTTTTCAGCAGCGGCATCACCAAGACGAGTCATACGCAAAGTGCGGTCCTGCTCCTTAATGATTCGTGCATTATTTGCTGCACGCTGAGCAGCAGCCTCTTCAACACGAGCCTGAGAAGCCTTCTTGCCTGCAGCCTTCTTAGCATCAAGTCGTGGCTTTGCGTTAGCAGCCGCCTTTTGACGGGCTTCACGAGATTCCGCAGGATAATCCTTAGCGTACTTAGAGTTAGGACCCTTCTTTGGGTAGCGACTCTTAAAAATAACTTCACTGTTATCTTTAGAAATCATACCGCCACGGTCAATGAGTTTGTTAACTACACGGCGACCTTGTGTGGACTTTTTCTTTGATGCGCTGGCAAGAGCCTTTTGAATGATGTCAAACAGTACATCATCAACAGGTCCAAAGCCAATTTTTGGTTTTCTAGCAGCCATAATGTTTCTCCTATTTAGCGATTAATTTCAATAGCGGGTTTACGCCTATTGGGGTTTTGAATCCATTGACTATCCGTTTTTGCTTGCTTTTTTCCAGACTTTACAACACCTTTTGTGCTTTTATTTTTAATAATAGCATTTTCAAGGTTTGCATATGAATAGTTCTTCTTAAGTTGTCTTTTACCCAAAGGACCAACTTTTATATAATCTCCTCTTTTAGGTGGAGATAAAGGACCACCTTTAAAAGCCTTGGTATCAACATATTTGTCAAATTTTTGTCCAGCCTTTTCTGATTTTTTACCAGCACTGGTGGCAACTTTTGTTAATGTTTTTGTTTTAGCCTTACCTTTAAGTACCTTTTTTAAAACAGGAACAATAATATCGTCTGTAATTCCTTTTGGTTTTCTAGCAGCCATGATTACTTTCCGCGCTTGTACATCTTGGGCATTTGTTTGCGTGGTGCTTTACTGCCTGGTTTTACACGACCAAGTTCACGAAACGCTGGTTTTGCCAATGTGGTACCAGGGCGTGGGCGGCGTGAACCTGTTGCGGGTTCGTCCATGCCAAAACGACCAGCACTAGCACTAGCACCCTTAGACTTTTTAAACTTATAAGCACCTTTTGCGTTACCACCACTAAAACGCTTTGCCGCTTCACGGCGAAGTGCTGCTTGAGTTTTTACTATGGTATTCGCAATATTGTCGGCATCAAAACCGCCCATGCCGATTCTTCCCTTTGGCATAATTTTCTCCTAATTGAAATTTTTATATTACTGCAGTAAAGGGGGCAGGTCTGGTCATGACAGACCCGCCCCCAAAACCATTCAAAACCGTTATTAGGCGGTCTTAGCAGTCAACTTACCTTGCTTCTTACGGTTACGGATTGTAAGGTTACCGTAACACATAATCAAAGCGTAGCGTGCGTCCATGTTTTCTGGGCGAACGAAAGGCGTGTTAGCAAACCACTTCTCAGAGTGTCCCACAAGTGAGATGTACTTAGAGTTGATGAAGAACATGGTTCCCGCAGGAGCATGGACATCGTAAGTTACGGGTGCCGACTTGAACAACAGGTTCTGGAAACCAGCATCTGCAGTCTTGGTGTCGGTGTAACGCAACTGTGGTTGCAGAAGTGATTCGTACTTTTCAAACAATGTTTGAGTTGTAAGAACCATGTCGGGGTGGTCGTTACCGACAGAAACCGTGTTGTATGCGGTTGCCATCTGTGCAAGAGTCAAAGCACCAGCGGTGTTTTCCTCGTACGAACGCCACCAATCGTTACCCTGACCTGAAGCCGAGTTAATACCACCAACAGTGTTGCCTGATTCAATCAAGTTTCCAAGACCGTTCCAAGACTTACCTGAGTTAGTACCACCAGCACCAAGGGTGTCGGTTCCGTCAGCAAAAAACATCTGGTTAAAGCCTTCACGCAGAGACTCTTCAGCCTGCATAATCTTGGCTTCCAACAGGTTGATAACTTCCTGCTCACCGTTGTTCTTCGCTTCTTCAATACCGCTGATAGCGATAGAAGCAGCGTACTGCTTCCAATCAAATTCGGCTGCCGAGATACCATCTTGTGGTGTAAGGTCAATTGAATCGTAACCTGAGTATGGCTTCACAGTAGAGTTCTGACCATAAATAAGTGGTTCAACAATCTTCGTACCGCCGTTTACAAGACGGATACGACCCTTGTCCATAAGGTGGTATGTTAACGGGCGAGCCGTGAACACATTGTCTGTCAACTGGTCACGATAGTTCGCAAGTGTTGTTGACAAAATTGCATCAAAATTAGCATTTCCTGGCATTTTTTTCTCCTAGTTTAGAAATTAGCGTTTAATTGTCTCTTGGCAGTAGCCCAAGCATCCGCTAGATTAGTAATAGGTTCAAAAGATTCAGTAGTTGTAGACTGTGTTGCTGACGCTCCACCTTCTACAACAGCCGCTTGTCGTTTTGCTTCAACAACTTTAGATTCCTGCAATTGTTGTTGCTGACTAGCAGCCTGTTCTAATTCTTTTTGCCTAGTAAACTTATCAAAAGCGATTTGCTTATAAACTGCTTCCAAGTCAGTTGTATTACGCTTTAAAGCGGCATTGACAACTTCATTTGTGTCAAAATCCTGATACTTGGACTGCAAGCGAGAAATTTCTCGTTCAATCTCCTGCTGAGATTGATATTCTTCAAACTGTGCAATACGCTGGTCAAGTTCCCGCATCTTACGGTCAACAGGGTCCAAATCTTCAAAAGATTCATCAATCCCCGAAACCATTTCAGCAGCCTGCGCTGTTGAAATGCCATAATGACGGCTGAGAAGTTGTAGTGTTCCAGCAGGGTCATTCTCAAGAGCCGCCTGAAGAGTAGAAGCAAACTGTAAAGATTGTCTCTGCTCTGCAAGTTCTTGGGTCTTGCGAGTATAATCTGCCTGACGCTGGTAACCAGCAATTGCCTCAGAAAGCGGAACTTGTAGTTCTTCCCCATCTAACTTGACAGGTATTCTATAATTAGAATACTCATCTACATTAAGAGTGGGAATATCTGGGCTTTGACTAACCTCACTGGAATCGGGTGACCCAACTTCAACATCAGTTGATACGGGTTCCACTTCAGATACGGGTGCGAATTCTTCGCTCATATTTTATTTTTCTCCTAGAGTCCAAACGGTTGCTCTATATATAGAAACCTTGTTCCTTATTGAACAGGTGGTTGTCCTTGCTGTTGAATCATAGCCATAATTTCTGGTGGAAGTTCACCAGCCATTTGCGGACCCGCAGGAAGCGCACCTTGTGGTGGCGCACCTTGCGGTCCACCCATAGGGGGTTGACCTTCTGGTGGCATTTGCTGTTCGGGCATGGACAAAAACTTCTCTGGGTTCTTAATGTTGAAACCTTGTTGTAGGACATAACCAGCCAACTCCTGCATGTTAACAATACCAGCACTAGCGAATGGTGCCATAGCGTCAACCATTTGCAAAGCCATTTGTCGGCGTACCGCTTCGTTATTGGGTTGCGTAGAGCCACCGACTACTTCAAAGTCAAAGTCACCTTCAAGGTATTCACGGTCATAAGTAACCCAAATAGGTTCCCCGTCCTTGCCCATAAGGCGTGCAACTTGCTCACCAGTCATATACTGTTGAGCCAGCATCAACATACGGCGAGCCACTTCAGAAATAGACATCTCAACAATAGCCAACTTATCCGCTGTACGAGCGTTAGCGGCATCCTGAATAGCCGACACTTCAGTTGCGGTACGGCGAATCTCAGGAAGTCCACCAGTCATAAACTCAGGCAAACCAGTAATACGGTCAATGTCGCTAGAAATCATCTCCGACTGATTATAAAACTCAGGCGGAGAAATAACAGCAGGCATAGGAGCAATAACCCCACCAAGCGGTTCGTCACCCACAACAGGAACCATCACATTGTCCGCATCCGACTCCAAGGCGGTGCGACCAAACTGGTCAAACGCTGATTCCTTATAGAGCCACTTACGAGCAAAACGCTTACGATGATTCATCATCTGAGAACGAGTTTCATTCAGTTCACGCTGCAACGGTTCAATCTGTTCCAAATCACCAATAGGGTAGAAAGAATCAGGAACATCATAGTTACGCAACATAACAAAAGGATGACCAAACGCATAAGGCATACGCATAGGCTTAATCAGAAACTGGTCACCATTCTCGGTAAACACACACATTGTACGGTTCTGAATATCATAGTATTCCCAAATTTCAGCATAACCATAGTTCTTATCATAGATTTTACGCTGACTAGGGTCATCCGTGTAACGGCTGACAGCCATCATTTCAACAAGTTCACGAGCAGCC